CTACGTGAACTGAGATAATCAAATATCGGTTTGAGATTGAACAAACCCCCAATCTTATCAATAAGAACCTTAGCCATACATAATATCTCTTTGTCTTTCCAGGCTTATACGCACCGCTTTTATGGCTTGTTCACGTCCATTAAGACTTAGTATATAATCATCAATCTCCTCAGCATTTTCAGCGATATAATATCCAGCATTTGTAGCAATCAGTCCTATAACCATTCCATGGACACGAATATGGTTAATCAGTTTTCTTACACGTGCTTCATCTATCTTATATCCTTGGCCTTTAAGACATCGACAAATCCAGCAATTCTTAACAGCTTTATCTTTGCCTTTTTTGTTCATAAGTCCTTGTATCAGAATTGGAAGCAATACATCCAATTCGTAATCAGTCAAGGGTTTTGTTTCCTCTGTAAATCCATTTATCATATCATAATTTTTTATTGAGTTCAAGTTCCATTCCTGGATATGCGCAATACACGGCTTTACCTAATTGTCTTTCAACTTGCTCAAGAAAGTAATGTGGATCGCCATTGTCTTTTGATAGATGAATAAGAATTATATCTTCAAGTTTGCTTATATCATTCGCCTTAATTGTATTGATACAAGTATTAAGTTCCATGTGTGAAGTCAAGAGCCTTTTCTTTTGTGCAGGATATGTATTTCCTTTAATTATGCTTTGTGACAATAAAGAATCACTGTAATTGCATTCAATCATTACGTGATTGATACCAGGAAATGTATATTCGCACATAAAAGAATCAGTTAAAAACATTAATCTGCCAATATCCTTATGTGCTATAATGAACCCAACACATGGCACATCGTGGCAAGCTGGAAATGGTAGCACCTTAAAACCGCCTAACTGATAGCCCTTGCCTGGTTTGGCGAATATCGCCCTATGGCTGTTCAGATGCTTATGATCCCAGACCTCTGGCAGAGCCATCACATGAAAGCCACAATCAATCATCTGCTTCATATATTTGCTGTGATCAGCATGTTGGTGGGTTATTAGGCAGCCCACTACCTTATGCAAATTCCATCCAAGAGCTTTCTTAACGTCCAGAATTTTAATTCCAGCTTCTAAGATTATCGCTTCATTGCCATTATCAAGTATATAGCAATTTCCAGTAGAAGAGCTGCCTATAACTTTAAGTACCATATCAGAAACCAGGATTAATATTATCAGAATCTTTCGGATCTGGATCTGATTTAGCTGGATCTCCATCCGTCACATCTTCATAATTGACATTATCCAGATTAATAGCAGTGCTGTTGGCATTATCAGCTATAAGATCATCCCTATTTTCAGATTTGAGATCATCCGCAATTGCTTGTTGCATTTCAATAGATAGATAGCCATACTTGCTCAATAGATTACGAATTACAGTCTTAATAGCCATTGCATGGAAATTACCCATCCATCCTACAGTCTTACTATTAGCTGTCATGGGCATATTAGCCATATTAAGCAATTGTTCAATGGTAGTCTCAGCCTTTATACCCTTAGAATATAGTTTTGCATGCGTAGCCATTTGCTCTACTGTCATATAGAGTGTTTTGCTGAATCCGTTTAATAACTCAAAATAGCAGAAATAGCCTACAATCTTATCCGATTTCTTGCAGCCATCAAAAGCTATATCTCCAGATAACTTATTAACTTGCCTTAATTCACCCTCATATACAACATCAGCATTGATTGTACGATATTGGCCAGTCCTCATAGCGAGCTGGATATAGCCCTTGTAACCCAGTTCAAATGTCGGCTCCATTACTTTATGCCATTGTCCGTGTTCATCTTTCTTAGAATTGTTGAAAGGTATTACATAAGCATAACCAAGAGCCTTGTTGATAGGCAATTTAAGCACGGCTGCTTTCAAGGCCTCCATGATCACGGCTTTGGGTTCGCAAACTTGTAATTTGCTATCAGAATTATAAAGATCAATAATGGACGCAACGAATGTAGGTGCATTCTTATCCAGTGCATTCTGGAATTGCTCCATTACGGATGGAGCTTTCAGCATACTTTTAAGCACATCTATTTTTTTCACTTGTGCAGGTGTTTGAGATGGTGCTGTAACCATCTGGCTGTTTCGATTTTGTGTCATAATTAATTTAAGTTTTGTATTTTAATAATTGGATCGTTACTAACTCTTAGATTGATAATCTGAGATAATGTCGGTATCAAAGCATTGGTTGTCTCCCTATTAACAATAAAGATAGGTGCTGTTATGTCCTTATTCTTGCATATAGCATTGATAATGTCAAGTCCAGCATTTATCTTTCCAGCCGAATTTGCATCAGCGTATGGTGCGTTGTTAACCCACATCGTGCAATTGATCTTATCATTGCCATTAAGCTGTTCAGACGTGAATGTGAATGATACAAGCTGGAACATGCCATTAATACGCTTCGTAAGTTCAGCATCTTTGGCTTTCTGGAATGCTGTTAATGTGCATTCCATGTGTTCAAGTTCAGCCAATTCCTGGTTTGCCTTATCCATCTGATCATTTAATTCCTGGATACGTTTGTTGGCCCTTACAATTTGATCTTTCTTAGCAATCTTGGCCTTTAGATCATCTATAGCATCATTAATGATCTTTTTACCCACATTAAGTTCATTTTCATCTTTCGGTGTCTGAACGATATTAAGCTGATTTTCAAGCTCTGCTATTTCATTGCCCAAAGTGATCCATCGTTGATCAGCACTTATAAGATTATCAGCATTCTGGACAACTGGTAAATTATCTTCCTGGAATTTCTTTTGTTCCTGGAGTGATAATATAGTATTTTCATCGTTCTGGATCTGTAACAGATTATTATCCTTTTCCTTTTGCAGTCTTTGTATATCATCATTAAGTTTCTTGCCCTTTTCCTGGATTGTTTTGAGTTTATTTGATTTTTCGAGATTGAAATTTTTAAGCATTTCGGCTTGTTTTTCTTCAATATCTTCTGGCTCCAATGGCCTTTTACATGTAGGACAAATGAAAGAACCATCTGGATAGGTAAGTTCCTTAGAGTATTCAGAACGATATACAGTTCTCATAGCATCTATTTGCTTATTCAAGCTGGAAATTTGGCTATCTATACTCTTTACTTCATATTCGGATCTATTCTTATCTCTTTCCTGGCTCTTAATCTTATATTCCAAATCATTAATAGTTTGCCTACCAACATTGTTTGCATCAGCTGCTTTAGCACGTATGGAACTCTCTAAATTTGCTCGTTGGATCTTCTTATCACCAATCTGTTTTTGTATTCCAGATTTACGCTCATATTCAGCCTTAATAACATTGCTCTTATCTGCTATCTGCTTTTCAATTTCAGATAGCTTGTTCTGTTTTGCTGTCAGCTCATTATCCAGAGCTTGCCAGTCTTCACTTTCTGGCATGGATCGGTTTACTTCATCAATTCTTCCAGGTATTCCAGCCAATTCTTCATTAATGGCACGTTTTTTTGCAGCGATTTCTTTCTTGAATTGTACTATTGGCGTACCATTCAGTTTCCTCAGAAGTTCGATAAATTCATCATTTTTTGAAGCTATCTCATCATCTGACACGGATCCAGCCATACTAATTAATAATGCTTTCTGCGATTCACCAGGTAAACTCGGAAAATAAGTAGGTGAAGTTATCATCTTAAATATTTCCTCTGGTATGATTGATGAAACCTCAGTGTCATAAGCCTTTTTAGTTTCCAGCTTAACATTGTTCTTGTAATATTCAGTGAAATTGTTCATCAACTTATCAGCATTCTTGCCTATTCCCCATTTTTCACGCAAGCAGCGTTTCAGAGTTACCTCATTACCGTTAACCAGTAGCGTTGCTGTGACCTCGTGATCCTGGTGAAGAATAATCTCGTGATTTTCTTGCCATGTTTTAATACTGAAATTAGTATCAGCTCTGCCAGTATGGTCTTTGCCAAACAGACACCAAAGGAAAGCATCTTGAATGGTGGTCTTTCCAGTACCATTATCACCACTGATTATTGTTTCCTTTCCATCAAAATCAATGGTAGTTGATCGTAATCCCTTAAAGTTCACGATTTCCAGTTTCTTTAAATAAATTTCTTTTTTCATACTTCTATCTATTAATATATTGATTAATTGATTCCGCTTTATCTGCTGCCATTAATTCAGCCTTTGAATAAATTATTTTCGATCTAATTGTCTTGCCACTTCTATGTTTTGATACCAAATTAGCCTTAACCCATCTCTTCACACGTGCTTCTCCATATCCTCTATAAGCACATCTCTGTGAAATTCGATCTACACCAGGCATGAATAGCTTTGCATAGTTTGCAGCACCAAGTTCTGCCATGTCTTTACATATTTTTTTAAGTTGGTATATTTCAAGTTCAATCATTGTATTAATGTTTGCCTGCGAATGTCTTTAACTTATGCCGAAAACATCATCATTATATGAAGCCCATGCTGCTGTCAGATACACAAAGCATACAAGCAAATGCCACCAGGCATCACATGAAATTGCAATGATAAAACTTACAGTGCCTAAGATTAAAAACACTATGCAGATTACGATATTAAATATATTTCCGTTTGCCATGTCGTGTTACATTTAGTTATTGTTAAACATATTAGTTTGTGCAGCCAGTCTCATAAATTCGTTGAACGAATGAATGCCAAGTTTTTTGAATGAATTTTTGCGGTGATTATTAACGGTGTTAAGTGATATGAAGAGCTTATCAGCTACCTGGCTATCTGTCATTCCGCTATATAGCAGCTTCATCACTTCCATCTGGCGTTCTGATAACTTAGAATTGAAAGTTGGAGAGCATAGGATTTTATCATATTTGCATTCTCCCCTTAATGGACAACTGACAAATTCAAACTTGAAATTCCAGTTATCATCAAGATCAATCCTATTATCATATACACCCAAATTGCATTTGATGAAACGTCTAACTATAAGAAAGTTCCTATAATCTTTCTTTTCATTCGTTCCATAACATTCAAACAATGCTGAATAGGCACCAGGATAAAACTCCTTGATCACGTCAAGAAATGACTGAATAAACTGATTGTCATTTTCAGTCAATTGTCTTTCAGCCTCACCATCTGGTTTTAGTATAACCTCACCATCTGGAGTTGTATAAAATTCTATTGATCTCATACGTCTGGAAAGTTTGGAAATAAATACTTACTGGGAACACCAAGCTCTTTCTCAATCAATGATTGTGTAAGAGTGTCTGGACGCTGAACGCCAGCTACCCAACATCTGACTGTTTTGGTTGACTTCATAGTAAGAGTAGCTATATGCTCTATAAATTCAGTCTTAGGAGCCTTAACAGTGTTACGTTCTGGCAGATCATCATATATCTGCCTAAAACTTTTGTAGTCTTTTTCTGTCATTTTGCTGTTAATCATTACTTTTTATGTTAGAAAATACGTTTGTTGAACACATTTTTTATTAAATTTGTAGCGTTATAAATTTTATTACGCCACAAATATAAGCATTAAAATGATTATATAATCATTATATTTGATTATATTTGTGTTAAATATTATAAATTCAAATGAAACTATTTGAT